GGTTCCGGATTTTCAACCGGTGCTTCCGGTTCCGGTTCCGGTTCAGGTTCCGGTTCAGGTACTTCCGGGATAACGGTGGGTCCATCCTCCACACCGATAGGTCCGAGATCATCGAAGTAAGGAATGTAATCGGGATTCTCACGCATGATGCGTTCTGCCGCCTCGTCGGTGCAGTTGAATGCACGATAAACTACGCCATCCGCTACGTGATTGATCGACATTCCCGGCTTCATCACGTAACGAACATGCACACCTGTAAGGTAGTGACTTTCGTACCATTTCTTCGCGAAAGCGCGATCCATGTGGCACGTAGGATCCAATTTAAGATGGGTGATACTCTTGCAGAGGTTCAAAATCTCTACTTCGTCCGTAAGCACCACTAACTGTCTGCCTACGGGTTCTACTATTTTAGCTTCTTTCTTTCTAGCCATGATGTTATACTGTTTTAAAAGCGTTATACTGTGCCGCGGTGATGGTGTAGCGGAAATCGCCACAAGACCCGTCCGGCGTTTTTAAGGTTGCGGTCGAAACACCGTCTGTCGCACTGTCAGTAGCGAAATCGGATACCTCCAAAGGGGATCCGCACCCCAAGATAAAGTACTGATTGTTTTTCGTTTTCACCGCCACAAGGAACGAACCGGACAGCAGCCCGATAATGTACGTAACGACAGGCAAAGACGAAAGTAACTTCATTACTACGGATATTTCCATCATTGTAGGCGCGTTATCGTTGGCGCGAACCGCCTCGGTAACTTGAACGGAGTTTTTCACCGCCTGAACGATGTATCCTCTAGTTCCTGCCTTCTTTGTTACGACAGCCTCACCAGTAGTAGGAGAAGCCGAGATACTGGAAATATCTTCGTAGTTCAAAATTATGGCTTCCTCAATTCCGGCAATACCGGAGATTAAGCCCGGATTCGCGCAATCGAACGCTAAATCCTGTGATATTCTTTTCAAACAAGCCATTTCATTATGTTGCTTTAGCCAAAAGCGCCGTCCATGTAGCCCCCGTCACGCTCGCACGTGCTTCGCCTAGAACCGCTTCCGGTGTAGTTAATGTAATAGCGGTGTACCCGCCGTTCTCGTTTGCGGATTCCTCCAAACCGGAGATTTCCAAACCATAGTTACATCCATAGATCCGGTAAACGCCTGTTTCCACCATCTTAGCAACCGCAACCAAGCGGGAGTTGAGAATAGTGTTGATGAATACATTCTCGGCGGAGGTCTTTTTGTAAACGGTGAAGTTTACCGACTGCGCCAAAGCGTTCGGAGCGTTTTCGTTGATTCTCGGTTCCTCTGTCGCGTTCGCACCCTTCCGGATAGAAGCGACTCGGATAGTCTTCCCCTTGCTCGTTAGGGTAACCGTAGCCACACCCGCCGCAATGGAGATTGATTGGATGTCCGAATAGTTGATGAGCAACAAATCGGCTATTCCAACCGCACCGCCTAAGCAGTCATAGGTGATAGCACCTGTTATATTACTGATACATCCCATGTTGTTAAGTTAACTTGTTAGCTTCCAAATATGTCCATACTGCGGGTAGAGCAACCATGTTGCGGTCTCCGCGTGAGTTATCCGGCGTTTTCAAGGTCACGGTTACGAATCCACCTGCTGCGGATGTGTCACCGTCCATGCTTGCCGCTTCTAGTCCTGCATAAAGTCCTGCGACTTTAATGCTACCACCGTCTTTGAGTTTTGCAAAGGCTACGAAATTCCCCGATAGCAAGGCTTCCTGAATCGCCATCCCGTCAGAGGACTTATCGTAGACTGTTAACGTTACTGTCTGCTCCATTCCCGCCGCGCCGTCTAGGGTGCGCATTGCATCCGCTATTTTCGCGCCGTTCTTGTAACAGTCAACCGGAATAGCCTTCGCACCGGCTGCAAGCGTAATAGCGTTAAGAGTAACACCGTCCGCCGCAACTGTCTGAGAAGCCAAATCCGCTTTGTTAACAAGGTACAGCCCTGCCAAACCGACAGAGCCGCCCGTACACCCAAACGCGATAGCCTTATTTAATTTAATACATGCCATAGTTTAGGGTATTTATTGTTATTTCGCTGTTGTAGCCAGTTTAAGAATACTCGGAATAGCCACCATCGCGTCGGCAGCGAACACAGTAGTACTATAGTACTTGCGGTCCTTAGCGTCCTGGATGAACGGCTTAATATTCACGCTGCTGTCTTCCAGTGCGATCTGAATGTTGGTCTTCGGAGTAAACGCGATAAACGCTTTCTGATCTGTCTCGTCTGCGATCATGGAAGCCGATACGTGAGGGAGTTCATTGATCTTGTAGCCTTCCAAAGTGTAAACAGGTTTACCCTCTTCGAAGTGCTGCTGAGCGGTTGTATTGTCCTTCTTCTGAACCAAGTTCTTAAACAAGCGCATAACGTTAGAGGTAACGAAGAATTCAGAGTTTTCCTTTTGGTCCGGACGTTGGTTGTCGATAAGATTCTTCATCGTAGCCTCTACACCAGTTGTTGCGTTGTCGTCCAAAGTCAAAGTAAGGATAGTCTCCGCGCTTGATGTCATCTGTTTCAAGAAACCACCGTTCTTAAAAATGCTGTAAGCAGCGTCCTCGGTCTTTGTTCCATCCAACCAAGCTAAACGCAGCAAGTCAGCTTCCAATACTTTCAGTACTTCTGCGGCCATGAAGCCCGCTAACTGGGTAGAGTCGAAGTCGTCTGACAGGTGGATACCTTTTGCCACCATCTTACCCCACAAGTCCTGCAAGCAAACCACGATAGGTAGTTCGATAGGTTGGAAGTCGTAGTACTTAACGTTATCCACCAAGCGGTTATATTCGTAGGTTCCGGCGCATCCGGCGGATTTACGAAGCGCCTTGTCAGCAGCCGTGAAAGTGACGATAGGCGTTTTATTGTCCAGTCCTGCAAGAACTGTCGCGCCGCGTTCCATCTCGCCCACCAAACCGACGGTCAAAGAAATAACGTCAGATAGTGAGTTAATATTCAGATTGTTTAAGTCTGTAAAAGTCATTGCCATAATTTTAGCCTCCTATAATTTAAAAAGTGATTACTTCTGTTTAGCGTATTTGATCATCGCCTCTTTGGCTTTAGCTCTCGCCTCCTCGTTTGATAGTTGAGTTTTTTCCGCTGCACTCGCCTTGTCTCCCACGGTGCGGCTAGCTAAGAGAGGTGTTTTGGTCTGCTTGGAAAGCATAGTTTTGATCTCCCCCAAAGACGTTTCCAATGCGGTAAGACGTTTCGAAAATTCGTCCGGCGTTTTCGTGCCCTTCTTCTTGTCTTCGTCTTCTTTGGCCGCATCATCCGCCATTTCTTCTGCGTCCTCCTTGGCTTCCTCCTCAACCTCTTTAAAGGATTCGATCATACCGTCTTTTACCACGAGTATGAGTTGCCCTTCCTCTGTGGTTACAGTGATCTCTCCATCCTCTACGGGCGTACCGTCTGCTTTGACAACCGCGTCACCGACAGCTACCTCTTCGCCCGCTGATTTAATCGTAATCTTTTCACCGTTAACGGCGTCTACGATTGTCTCGGCTAATTTTGTCTTAGCTGAGAACATACTGAAAATACTTGAAAACATTCCCATCTTGTTACTTGATTTTTGGTTATTGAATAATGAACTTGTGGCTGCGGGTAACCCCACAAGATCACAAGTATAAAGTTCTAAAAATTCGGTTACGTCCCACGTTTGGTTTTCTTCGTTCCAAACCTTCATATCGTTGTCAACGACGGACACCCCTAGCATCTCCGGTTCTTTCTCGATCATGGCGCGCATGAACTTCACTTCATTCGGGTAGGCTTCCGCCATCGCTTCGGAAAAGTCGAAGTCAGCATAAACGATGTTATCCTCTACGACGAAGTTGGAGAACTTGCCAATATAAGAGTCCAAAAGGTCGTTCCCGTTGTGAGTTTTACGGGAATGGATGGGACGAAGGTTACCGCATGCCGCTAAGGATGCAAGAGATTCGGGCGTAATTACGGTGGTCCCCGTTACGGGTTCCCCGTCCAGTCCTATGTCCGTCCATGAATTCGCGGTCGGGCCTGCCTCTATGATTCGTACTTTGTTAAAATCAGCCATATAGTATCATTAATTTGTGCAAATATACTAGTTAAATCAACGTCTGACCAAGACTACCGCACTAATTAAAGTGCGGATTCCCGGATAAACGTCATATTCTGAGATACCTCGTTAATTTCCTGTACGGAAACAACCGGATTTGGAGCATTTTCCACCCCCTCCACGAACGCTGCGGCGATGGCATTTATAGTTTTATCGGATAAATCCACCTTATTCTGCGACCTTTGGCGGTTGATCGTAGTAAATGAGCTAGTACTGAGCACGTCAAAACCACCACCCTGCGCGTATTTGTACGCATTCGAACGTCCGAATGATCTTCCCCCATACTGCTGATTCAACGCAGACAGCGCATTTATAGCCCGCGAAGCCGATTTATTGAGAATGTACATATTCTCACCACCTTCCGCTTCGAACTGCTGCCCGTTTGATCCGGTAAACGTCACGCCGCCCTGTGAATGCGGTGCGCCCATCACCGTACCGCCCTTGGCAAACTTCTTAGTGTTGGTTTTCGTCTTCGGTACGTCATCTTTTACCTTCATGATAGACGCGACTTGCTTCAAACCCGCCGCGATAACAATCGCCGCCTGTGCTACTCCCCAAATACCACCCTGTGCGATAGCTTTAGACGCACCGAGGTACGTGTTGATCGTAGCCTGCGCAACTGCGAATATCTTCCCGGCTTCTGATTCCTGTCCCAGCAGGTTTGACATTTGCCCGGCAGTATCTGCTGCCATTCCCAATTCAGCGTTGTAACGGGCTGCGGAATTTTTACGTTTCAGTTCGTTGTACTTCTCTTCGATAAGGGACGTATCCGCACCTATCTTCTCCGCATTCGCCATTTCCTGCGCGTATTGAGCGTCTAGTTGCATCTGCCGAAGTTCGTACTCATTGGTTATCTTTTGTTCCTGTATCGTACGGCGGTTCTCTGCGTCCATTGCTTCGGCTTCCTTCTTCTGCGCAGCCTTTTCCTGTTCGAGCGCGTATATCTTTTCTTGCAAGGACACTTGCATCTCGTACTTGGTGTTGTCAAATTCCTGCTGAGATATTAGACCTTCCTGTAATCTGAACCGTTCCTTCTCCAAGATAGCTTGGTTGATCTCGTTCTGATCCTCGATCGCCTTCTGCTTGTCAATGATGCCGATATTTCTTTCCCGGATCTGCAGCTGCAATTCGGTGATGCCTTGTTCGTAACTTTTCAGTACTTCGGCTTGGATAGCCTTCGCCTTCGCTGCTGCGGCTTTCTCCGCGTCCTCCCTTGCCTTCTTCGCATCCTCGGCTGCTTTCCTATCGGCTGCTGCTTTCGCTGTCGCTGCGGCCCTGTTTGCGGCCGATACGGCGGCTATTTCCGCTTTCTCCAAGCCGGATACCTGGCTAGTAAGTTCCTTCCTTTGTGACAAGTATTGCGCCCGCTTTTCTTCCAACGCGGCTAACGCCTCTAGCTCCTTCCGGCGGTCTTCGTCCGAAGTGTAACTCAATGAGTTTTGTGTTTTGATCTGCTGATACTTCGCCTCTAGTATTTTCAGTTCCGCCGCCTCCATTTCACGGGAAATTCTTAAGGCCTCGTTGGCGGCTGCTTGCCGTTCTTTCGATGATTTGGTCTGATCTGCTAGGATAGCCTTTTGCGCCTCCATTTCGCGCCGTTGCCGGGCTAGCACGACTATAAGGTCAGATTCGGCGTTATAGATGTCCCGTTCAGCCTGTACCATTCCCTTAGCGGTGTTAATGGCCGCTACGGTTTCGTCCGAGATCAGTCCCAACCAATTGTAGACCTTTATGTAGGCTTCCGCCAGCCATTCGAAAACCTTCACGATTTCGGCAAACAGAGCCGCCACCGCGTCAAGTACTTTAGCAATAATCAGTTGAATAGGCGCGAGGATGGTTTTAACGGACGTAGCGAGCTCGTTATTACGATCCATCAGCTTTCCAATAGTCGAGATCAGGAACAGGACAGCCGAAGCGATAGCGACAAAAGGATTCGCCATCAACGCGGCGTTGAATGCCTTCACCGAAGCGATGCCACCCGACATACCCTTCACCATCATCCCTGTAGCACCCGTCAGACCTCCGAGGCTTCCGGCTGTTTTCTCGATGTCCTCGGCGTAGTTACCCACGTTACGCCGCGTATCACCCACCCCTTTCTCTAAATCTTTCAACTGGTCGGACAGCGCTTTAGTTTGGGCTACCAGTTCCTTTCCGGCGGTCCCTGTGGTGCGTTCGGCAACCGACATTTTGTTTAGCTCGATGGTGTTCTTAGCAACCTTCGCACGCAATGTCTCAACGGTTTCGGCTTGACTGTTCATTATGGTAGTCGTGGCCTTGATCGTCCCGTTAGTCGCCTTTAATGCGGCGTTCGTCCCGTCAAGGTCCTTCTGAAAACCGGATATCGCGGTGGCGGATTTAGCAAGGGCTTTCTCATACGATGTCTGGTCTATGAGATTGTCCTTATAGTTCTGCCGCACCCCGGCGAGGGCGTTCTTCTCGGCGGCTATCTGTTTTGTGAGTTGCGCCTTCTTGTCGGATAGCTCTAGCGACTTCGCAATGAGCTTGTCCAGTCCATCCACGGCGTCCGTCGTGTTGAAGGATAGGTCTAGTAATGTAACATTATCTGCCATATTATTTGAGATTAAGTTTTGTTAACTTCATCTTACAGTCGCCTGTTGAGATGGAAAAATCGGACACCGAGCGAACGTAGAACCAACACTTAAAATGGTCTAGCCACACCGCACCGTCCGGTCTATATAGCTTCTTGAATTGGAAAAACGGAATGTTGGCGTTTATGGTTACGTCTACCCCATCGCTGAACAGGTCATAGTAGGGACGGAACGTATTATACAGGTAGTCGTTCGAATAGTAATAGTCTGACGCCACGTTGGTGCTCGTGTTCGAGAACATGAGACGCGGCAAAGTCAGGTCCATTTTATACGGAACGGCTGCGGTGAATACCTCCTGCTTCGTTTTGAACATCCCCTGTGTCACCGTGTACCAAACGCTTTTTTCTCCTATCTTTCCGCTAATTGAATTTGCGAATCCGCTAGAATCCTCTATCTTTTCGGTGCTCACGTAGTAAGCGCTCCAATCTTGCAAGGTCGATCCGTTCACGGCTTTCCGAAAACCCGCCGTTGTAACGTCCGGGTGAAGGATAGGGCGTATATCCAAGACCACCTTGTTGTTTGTGCTCAGCGTGAAGGTATAAGTCCACATCATAGACTTGCAGATGCCATCCAACAATTCGCGAGCATTCTCCGTGCCTAGTCCGGCATTTACCGTAGTGGTTCCGCCACCCGATACGTTAATTATCTTAAGGTTGATCTTGAACGCGGCTTCCGAATCCATATCGCTAGGCGGGTGAACGTCCAGCGCGATAGTGTTAGCCAGCGTTGTTAGGTACATCCCGGTGAAGCCTAGCGAACCACTTATGCGGATGGATGAATTCACACTATTCATCATGTACCGAACGTGGGTCTTGTCCGACAAATCCCCGATAGGGGATAGGGATACGACTACGACCTTATGCGACTTGTCACGTATCGCCAAACTCGGTGGAGCACCCGCGTAACTGGATACGTCTAAGATTACTTCCTGCAAGTTCGTAGCCTCGCAAAACAGTGTGTCGTAGTTACCTAGCGTATACTGGGAAGCCGGGTCCCGTACCGCATACTCCATTATATCGATATCGTTGTTCAGATACGTTGTACCCGCGTCCGAATCAAGCGCGAACCGGAAAGCCAGCGTAACGTTCTGCCCTACGTAGGCATCCGTCATGGTCTTGCTTTCGAAGGTCGTGCGAATCACGGGCTGCATGTTCTCTGCGTAGTATGGGAAATAGATGTTATTTCCCGGAGCGTTGAACGCATCCGCTAGCACCCGGTTCAGATTCACGTTATACGCACCCGCTGAGCTAGCTCCGCGAATGTCCAAGTGGTTCAGAATCTTCGCCGGAAGTTGTTCCGCCGTTATCGCCGTCTCGGATAACGCCAGGTCGTAGCCTGTCGGCTTGCAGGTCACAGAAGCCCGGAAGTCTCCCGGAACAGGCACGCCTCCGATGAATAGCTCCACCTTGTACCCGCCGGGCCCTCTCATAGCACCGGGGTATTCCCGCTCTACCCCGGGAACTGCGCGTGTACGCATTCCGAAGTGACGCATAGCCCCGAACACTAGGTCGTTGGTAGCAGATCGAGGAACTGATATCGTTCCGGAGTATGCTCGTGTCGGTTGCGACATAGTGTATGGGTCGGCGGACACTACGGATAACTTCAGGTCACCCGTAACACCGTCCAAAAATCGTCCATTTACCTTAATTCCTAGTTCCATTAATAAATAAATTTAAGCGTTATCGTTTTAGCAAGGCCCGAAGCGGTCATTTTCACGCCGGATGTGGTAGAACCTATCACCCGGATAGCCGCACCATTCGGTAAAATGCCCTTAACTTGAATGTCCGGGCTGACGGAAAGACGCGTTAAAGCGTCAATATTGTCATTATTTACCGGGAAAATAGCCTGTATTTCATTCTTTGTGACGGTCCCGCCTAGCGAATCCCTGCGGATGGTAGGCGTAACTGTCCAGTTATAGCACGAAATGTAGTCCATTGATCCGACAGTATTAAGCCATCTGAACGTAATGGCGCAATCACTGGGAACCAAAGGAGCGTAGTACTTATCAAGCAGCACGGTTTGGCTATCCGCTACCCGTAAATAATCGTAGGTTCCATGTATCAGCTTCTCCGATACGATCCCCTGCTTCCCGGTATACTCAAAGTATTCGTCAGAGCCCTCCAAAGCGTATTCGAAGTCCGTAGTGACTTCCCTAGGACTTAACCAAACCTGATCAGTGAACGCATGTGCCACCGGAACACGTATGCCTTCGTCGTTCTTGAAGTCAGTCCCGCCCAGATCGTTCGCGTTGATCACGTTCGGAGAATCTATGTTCATCAGGTAGATGCGGAAATAGTAGTGCTTCAATCTGCCGTCGGGATTTACGGTGAAGAGCAGTGTCACCGTTCTCCACACACCTCCGGATTCCATATCTTTTTGAAATGTTGGAAGGTATGAGGATATGACGCTCAGGTCAATGATATTATTGTCCAGTATTGGCAATCTGAGTACAGCACCCGGTAAATTGTCAACCATCGCGGCTGCCGCTTCAACGTAGGAATTTGATGGTTCATCGTCCAGTATGTTAATTTTAACATAACACGGCTTATTGTAGTGAATCACTTGGAATCCCGGAACTACTATGTACATCCCGTTTGTCCCGGTTATCGTCTGATTAGTATCTAAAAACTGTATTTTCATTTCAGTAAGATGTTTGAAATTTTAGCTCTTAATATCGCGTAGAAGTCCGTAGTCAGGCGCTTCACCCGCTGCTCGTTGAGAACATCCGAAACGACTGTTCCGGAATTGAACTTGTTAGGAACCTTGATGCCGTCCCGCTTGATCACATATGCGATGGCGAATGCGGCTTCCTCCGGGATGTTCGTGCCCGCTGTCCTATTCTTGTCCTGTATCCATTTCTTAATAGCAGAAACAGGCGGGAAAGCTCCTGCCTTCCTGCCCTGTTCCATCTGAATAGTATGCTTCGGTGCGGTGATAGTCACCCGGTTGCCGAGGTCGTTAACCTTTAGCTCCCGTCCAAATTCGCCGGATGCGACTAGACCTTTCGAAATATAGCTTTCGAAAATCTCCTTCTTAATCTGCTCAACCGCCGCTAGTATATCCTTATCCATAGTTTAACAAATCATCTGCTACCGAGAACGTTACTTGCCACCCCGACTTTTTCGAGTCATAAATGTTCTGAACCTTTCGGAATATCAGACCGTCCACCTCGAAGTGACAGACAAAAGTACTCATTAGTTTGTTTAAAGCCAAGTCGGTACGAACCAATGTATCAAGCTCCGCGGCGTTATCCTCCATGTAGTATGACTTGTCCAGACATTGCAACACTACGTTGTACCTCCGGGTAGCAGGTGGCAACTTCGCCATCCCGCCGTCCGGTATATCGAACGTCAAGAACATTCCGGAGATGTCATTCACCATTTCATTCACGGTGTAGTTGTCTCCGAAATAGATAGGCAAGCCGAGTTTCACGGCTTCCCCATCCATAAAGTTTAGTATATCACTGAATATCATGGCAGCTTGATTATTGCGTCACTGTGACCGTTAGAACATAGGCATTCACCGGAATTAAAGTCGTAGCCCATTACGGCGTCACCGTGTAGGACGATACCAGCATCATGGTTGAAATTCCGGGATAACACGGCGTTGTCGTACATCCGGATTTTAGGACCGCTTATAAACAGAGTACTAGATCCGTAGGGAACGATGATTCTCGGCTGTGGTACGAATTCCAACACTAGCCTAGAATTAGGTATTTCCGATGGCGTTGTCGCGCCCGACGGGTCTTTCTGAACAATAACAGCAAGTAAAGCCATCTTGGCACTGCTCAAAAGTTCGCCTAAACGGAGTTTAGTTACCGCGTCCAGCACCCTAATATACTTTGAAAATCCCGATGCCGATGATATACTAGATGTCGGGGAAACATTTATAGGACGTTTAAGTCTTACGGTAGTTCCGGATGCTGCTTTAAGTTCCTCGTAGGTTTTACCTGCGTCTGCTTGTCCGCCTCCGGCTGTTCCCTGTTCCCAATAATCCACGCTTAACAGAACGTCTTCCGGGCTGGTACGGTCCAGTTCGTTAGTAATGTATCTACGCTTCTTGAATGCGCGGAGATACTTAACGTTGGCTAACGGTATATCGGATAAGTCGATAAATTTTCCGTCGGGACTTGAACTAAAACTAAGACCCACATAGAAACACCCGTTGGGGACTGTAAAAGTTCCGGTACTCCAACCCGTATCACGTACCGCTTTTTTATCCGCGTTAAAGTAAACAATACCTAAACGGTACGGACCTGTAAGGCTGATAGTATCGCCGGGGTTAACAGGATAAATACGTTTAGATGACATTCTGATACCCGGATTTGAACCGTCTTTCATTTCACCCCACGATTTACCCGCCGAATATGCCACGCCTCCCCGTTCCCACTGGTTAATATCGAACACACGGTTAACATAAGGATCGCCATGTAGCTGAACATCTCCACGAACCGTGCACCCCGCACCCACGTAGGCAGACCCTGTGATCTCCGGTGCTTTCGTGTGATCAAGTCTCGTTATGGTCCTGTTAAGCGCAATGAAATCCGTTACATTTATTGCGGAATCATCATCCTTTCTGAACAGCATAACCACGTATGGATAGGTAGTGTCTAGTCCGGTCGGGTCTGTAACAGTAGAGCGGATTATGAAACCACCATCCAGGTAATACAGGGCCTTCACCGAATACCCGGCGGGCAAAGACGGGAACACTAAGCCAAAAGTAGGTAGCGGTCTACCTGTCCGAACCCGAATAGGGCTATCCGACTTAGAGGATTCGTAATAGGAACCCAGACCGCCAGCTCCGTACGATCCTTGTTCCATAATAGAACCATCTAAAGGAATATACTTTTCCGCTTGAAACAGTCTAGCGGTATCGGCCAAGTTACCCTTGTGGCTAACGAATCCCGCAGAACTAGAACCACCGGACAGACGGTATATGCCCTGCTTATGACTTGAAATGAATCTAGTGTACGCCCCTATTGCGAATCCCAAGTCTTCGTTAGCATACGAGAAATCTATGTCTTCGTAGGTATTCCCGTTTATAACGTCATCTTGGAATTCGGCTTTAGGGACAATACACCTACGGAGTACAAGATCTCCGGTGGATGTTAAACTCGCGTTATACGTATTATCGTCTACTCTGAGTAACGGACAATCATAAGCGGATATGTATCTGTCCCGGTTCACATTGGTCCTGTGTACGTCTCCCAGATACTTAGTATACTCCAACCGCACTACATTATGAAACATACCATACGATTTATAATCCTGTCTATCCGTCTTTGTGTACATATTAGTGTTGTACAGACCACCTGCTAAGATTCTCAGTTGCGTAGTAGCGAGTCCGAAGTTGTCGGTGTTCACGAGGAACGACGATTTATCCATCACATAACTACCCGAAGCTGACTCCGGACGGATATCGATGTTCACGGAGCCGTTAATGTGTCCGAGTATCTTAGCTCCGGTAGCCAACAGATTAGCGGGGGTCATTGCGCTTGTGGAAGAGAACACAACAACGCCAGTCTTGTATGTCAGGTGGCTAACTTTTTTCAATCCCGATTGTAATAGTTCGGATTCTCCTGAATACGTTAATACGTCAGAATTATTGCGATACACCCAAAGAACGCGGGCCGACAGACCTGCGGGGACGTATATCTGAGTATCATTCCCGCATCTCATAACCGAGTTCGAGAAACACGAATTAGCGTCTACTACCACCATATTCGCCGTGGGTGTTCCCGCGGGCTTCGTGTGGTCAAGTCGTCCTTGTTCGAAAGGGAACGCTGTCGTAGTGGTAGAAGGTCCGCAAAGAACGTCCATAGAAATCCCGATAAAGCTATCCTTTGCGAAGAAGTTGTTCACCGGGTCCGCTATCGGATTCCGCACTATTATCTTGCCGGGGATTAAGGTGTCTCCGCTAAACTCCGTTACTCCATCCGTGTGTACCCCGGTAGCGCCTACAAAGTCGCCGATATATGCGTTATCCTTCACCCGAACATCGGGTCGTCCGGAAATGTCTCCGCTCGACACCCAACACTCGCCATCCTGTGAAATCTGATCTTCGTTGGCGACCTTTGCGCCAACGGAACCTTTAGGGATAAAGCCACCGAGAGAGTAAATGTCTCTCTCGGCTACTATAAACCCGATACTGTTTATACTGTATTTCATAATTTACCAATTTTCTTTCATCGGTGGTAGGTTATAAACCTCGATTTGTGATACATCCGAAATAGTTTGCTTACCTGCGATAGTTTTTGCACCCGAAGCAGCGAAGTTTCCCACTAGGCTTATCTCACCCCTAGCGTCTACCGAGGCTGTCCCTTCTATCCTTGCTCTATCTTTTAGTACAAGGGTCCCGTAGATGGTAGCCGCACTATTTAAGTCGGACCTCACGATACGAGAATCCCCCCTCATTATAAGGTCTCCTACGAATCCGACAGCCGCATCAAGAACCGCATTATCCGACATAACTAGGTTCATCAAGCCTGATGGTGCGTTCCGCTGTTTCAGTACTTTCGTGTTCCCAGACATTATCAGTCTTCGAATCACGGGCGGATTCGCAACCGCCGCCGGAATGTATTGAGCGTTATCTTGCATGTAAACGTATCCCTCTACCACGCCATTCTTCAGCTCGGCGTTCCCACCGATGTAGCCCGTACCCTTAAGAGACGTATCGGTTACCTGCGCGTTCCCGTCGATCCGGAATGATCCGTCAACCACCATCGCCGTTGCCTGTGTGTTGGTAATCCTGGATGCGCCGCCCTGTGTACCACCGAATACGCAGCGACCACTGAGCGTGAATTTACCTTTGACGACGCAATCCTTGTAGATGATGCAATCGTAGGTCGCACCCGCTGTGCCGACATAGACCGCGTTGTCGAAACTGGACGCCGCCTCTAACAGACCTTCGATTGAGCCGCTAGTGTTTCCCCTTGCACGGTACATCCCCTGTACGTTGGATGATACGATAGTAGTATCTGCGAACGCCTTTTTACCTAAGTCAGCCATAGCCTTAGTGAAGTCGATGTTATCCCACGTGTTCACCTTCGGGTCGTAGTAGTGGAGCGCCGAACCGACAGGCATGTTACAGTTCTTGAAATAGAACGTCTTGCCTGAACTTCTCATTGCCGCTAGGCCCGGGAAAGTAACGGCGTCAAAAGCGAAGTTCGGGCAATCCGATACATCGAACGTTCCCTTACTAGAAACACCCCAAGACCCAGTACTAGCTTGACTCTCCACGTTTGAGTTACGGAACGTTCCTGCGATACTGTGAGTAACATCAGCCGTAATGGCCGCGTTCCAGTTCACTCTAACGAAGTCCGCCAAAAAGAACACCGCATTGACGGCGTTGTATGAGCATTCGATTCTCGCGTATGAATTGGACAAAGAAGAAGTCCCGTTTGCAACCGTCCATCTAAGGATATTGGCACTTACTGCCGGAGCGCCATTGTACACTGGAACAATAGACGAATTGTTTACCTCTAAGTAACCTTCCTGTGCAGACGTGATTTTTATCCCGGCTGCTGTCACGTCCGCCGGAGAAATCGCCGTTTCGCCTACTTTGCGAACCTCCACAAGAATATACGGTGCGAATGACCCCAAAGTAACGGCAGAACCTCCCGCGGTCCATGGGGTTGCATCTGTTATGATTCCGTCTTCGTTCAATGAGATTAACCTGGCTTCGTAGGCGGTGCTTGTGATAGCCACCTTTCCCACGGTCCCGGAGAACAAGGGTGCCGGGATTCTCACCCGTTTGGCGTTGTTCTTAACAGGGACACTTCCCACCGTTGCGGTGTACCCACCCTGTTCGTACCTTGCTGGTGTCTGCGCCACATCGAACGACGATGTTTCAAACGAGATAGCTCCCATGATACGGGAATTACCGGAAATGATGGTAGCTTTAGGTCTAGCGGTGTTCTTTGGTAGGTCGATCCCCATGTCAACGATAGCCTCGTCCATAACGCGTACACCGGGATACTCCAGTGACCCGCTAAATATCCAACAGTTGCCCTCCTGTGATAACGTCTTTTCGTCGTAGACGTAGCCGCCGAGGTCGTGGACGTTTACATCACGTCCTTGTACTGAGAAGTTCCGAAGAGCGCGTAACCGCTTCCTTCCGGATTCATCTACTAGTTCGTACTTCTTAATCATAATTACTTAGTTTTAGATTTCTGCCTCTCTACTTCCTCGTGTCTCGCGCTGATCGCCAGGATCACGTCGGAGTAGTTTATCAATTTAGCCTCCTCGAATGTGCAGTGCATCAACTCGGATGCCAGTTGCACCATACCAAGAATGCTTTTAGCCTCGCTAATCGGATTACTCTCTGTTGACCCTCCGCCTCCGGGAAGCAGCATTCGTTCGAACTGGTCTGCCTTCTCGACTTCCTCGGCGATGTACTTCGTCAGCTTGATCATGTCCGCCACCGCCTCCGGTGCGTAGCCTCCTGTCCATGCACTGATTCGCTCAAGCGCGGTCTCTGCCTGTCTCGTCTCAATCATCTGCCACAGTGTGATGTCTTCCAAAGAAGGACAGGTGAAGTCGATTCGCCCGTTTCGAGTAATCCACCGCGAAGGTAGCAATAAATTAGACATAACACGCAGTAACTGCGCATCATCTTCGCTTAAATCCATCGCCGCATCAGGCGGAAGGTTGGCAAGAGTCCTTAGTGCTAATAGTCTCTGCTTCCGGCTGATACGCCGAATCGCCCACTTGTACGCCTCCTTGATAGGGCGAAGCAACGGTTTCACATGGAACATCCAAACGTAGTTCCTATAACTCTTGAATTTGTTCATATCGTTCTTTGTTGCGGGCTTTGCCCGGTTTATACTTGGTTATCAGAAAGTCCACGGCGTAGCGGGTAGCATCCATCGCATGGTTATGGTCGTCTATCGCCTCTGTGGTGTCATACAAGCCCGTCATTCGGTCTAACACGTAGGAATAGGTATCCAGTTCATCCGTGATTCCCCGGCTTCCCACAACCACGCAAATCTTCTTGAACTGCTTGATCTGTGCGATCCCCGCCATGATGGATCCTCTACCTTTGATACAGGGAATCACCTTACAGCCTAACCGGCTAATCTCGGCGATACTCTTTTGCTCCGCTATATCGGCAACAGTGATCACCTTGTGAAGCCCTTTCGACTTCAACAGGTTCGCGATATCCCAGTTCAGAAGTCCCGGCGTATATGCGATCTCTTGCAGGTACAGAACGTCTCCTACGAACCCCACCTTCACGATCGCCGTAGGGTCTCCGGTGAAACCGAAGTCCATCCCGAGGCAATACTTCGCGTCCGCCGGGAATTCCGGGACAAGTTCGTAGTCCGGGAATATCAGACCCTCCGTGCCGCCCGTCTCGCCCTCACCGAACACGCGCCACCAGTTAGCGTCGGACTTGTTGGATTCGATTTCCTCCACCTGTTCCGGCGTAAGGTACGGATTATCACGATACGTGGAAACGATCTCTACCATGTTGTCACCAGTGAAGTAGTCATGTGCCCAAAACTTCTTGACTGGATTAAAGTCAACGAAGAGCATGAGACGGGTACGAACCGCCATCTGACGGAAGACCTCTTTAGGGACCCTTTGCGCCTCATTTACGAAGAGTATGTCACGTGCCGGACCGAATACCTTAGCGGAGTTCTCGCAGCCGAAAAACTCGATCTGAGACCCGTTCTCCGTGGTGTAGATCATCTCGGTGTACTGCATCCGCTTTTCCTCCCATACCCCCTCATCCTGTAGCATGCGCCTAAAGTCGCGGAACATACCGCGCTTCACCCCGGGCAGCGTATCGGTGACACAGGAGATAAGAAGTGGCGCCTCCGATTGGGTCGCCATCAGGTATATCAGTTGCAGCATGCTCCACGTCTTCGAGGAACGCGTTCCGCCTCTGCTAGAGACCCCGCGGATGTTCGGGTCTACTGCTGCTGCTAACAGCTTGTCGAATACGTAGGTTGTTTTCATTCGTCCTCCTTCCGGTCCTTAAGATTCTCGATACCTTTCGCTTTCCGTTCCCGCTTCTTCGCGATTCCCTTAAGCGCGTTGATGTGCCCCGCGGCTTCTGCGCTAAGCACTTCCACCTTCAAGGATCCTTCCACCTTTTCACCTCCGCTTGTCACGTCCCGGTATTCCCTCAGACCCCGCAGCTTCGAAGTATAGGTAGGGTCGAACTGTCCGACCATTGCGGACTTATCCATGTCATCCCGAATCCATTCCCGGATGGTATCGATCTCGTCGATGAACTTCAGGGATTCCACATCCTTGAAGTTCTCGTGCATCTCCTTGTACGTTTTCACACGTTGGTTGAGGTAGGTCCCGTGTACGCCGAGGAATTGCGTGAATCCGAATTCGGTTACCAGCAGCTTCATTTTCTTCGTGTATTCCTTCCCTGCCGACATCCCCGACTTCACATAGTCGAGAACCTCGATTGGATGGTTCCTGCACCACTGGACGTAGATGTCGAAGACTTCCCGTAGCTGTCCCGGTTCGTCGAATAGCGGCGTCTTGCCGAAACGTGCGGTGTACAGGCTCCACAGTTCGTCCCCGGTGTACGGGTCATATAAGTCATTTAATAATTTGTTTGCCATAATAGGTACATATGCGATTAATAGATTGCAAAGGTAGGGGAAACAAGCGAAGATTCCTAAACCTTGCGTACCGAATTACCAAAAGGTCGGGGTCGCGATCCGCTGGGTCGCGCACCAAAAAATCACAACACGATTCTCACTATCCTAGTTAACTACCTGATTCTCAGATACTTGCAAAAAAGTGGATAGATAGACATTTTCCAAAATCCACTGTAACTGCTTATCATACAGACAGTTACGGCGATTTGGATAGATGGAGGGGGTAGTTCCCTATAACTTAGGGAGAAATCACTGTTTGGTATATATTTTTTACCTCCATTCTCCCTTTTCTTCTATTTTTCAGTAATATTCTATCTCAAAGTCTTTGCAAAATACCGTTTTATCTATCCATTCTTAGTTAACTACCTATCAATCAATTACTTATATAAGATAGATCTAAATATTTTATCTATCCTAATTAATGTTAATCAACTAGAAATGAACGACTTAGATAGGATTGTTAAAATACCTTCATCTATCTTAACTGATATGAAATGGTTGATTTTCAGCAAGTTACATAGCTTTATTATCCTTTTCGCTTTCCCTCCATTCTATCCACTTTCTCCCCGGTTTTAACATATGCTTTAGTCAAAACCTTTGGCATGCTTCCGAATTCTCCGTATTCTCCGGAACTTGAGGATTTTGCATAGAATTGTTTTATTCAAGATTTGGAAGATTCGGAAGATAATTACAGGCCCAAAAAATAAGCCTCCTCTTTCCTACAAAAAGAGAAATTCCCGAAAAAACCTCAACGTACACGGAAAACTAAAAACGCGAATCCAGTTTTTTAGACTGAATCCGCGTTAAACGACCCCCTTTCGGGTAAACACGATTTAGAAATTATCTTACAACATTATCGCACATTCCTTGGCTACCTTATTAAGAAATTCATCTTTCAGCAGCGAATTTCTTTCGCCGTCCAGGAATACCCATGCGTCACCGTCCCATCCGAACAACGATATGCTGCCATCGGCGTAGTGCCTCAACTCATAAATCCGTGGCATTTCTGACCCTTCCGGTTTCTCCCTGCTGACGCGTAGCACCCGCTTCGTCCGTGATTCCTTCGCTGCTAGTTTTTCCTCGAACTGGGCGGCTTCGTACCGGTCTGTGGACAGACAGGCGTTCACCATCTTCTTTCGTTCCTCACTGACGGACATCGGGCTTCTCCGGCCAAACAGGTTCTTGCAATAAGTATGAAACTCGATGCGGTTATCCTCGATTACATGCGCCGGACAAAGGTAGCGTGGGGTCCCCCTCTTCGTAACATCCAGTCTTGGCATGTACCCAAGCCCCCGCATGAAGTTAAGGAATACGAATGTCCGTACATTAAATATCTTAGCGATGGTCCGTGCATCTACATAGCGGTCAGCGCTGCTACGGCTAGTGTCATTATCGTTCCGGCTACGCACCCCGCGAGCGCCGCCATTATTACCGAGATTATTATATCTTTCATTTCCCATGATTTATTTAATTAAGAGGTGTGACAATAACATACCCGCTACTACCCCCGCACCTAGTAGACTCCAAGAGAGCCAAAAGCATCCGTCCACGAAATCCGAATGTTCCTTTTCCAAGTCCTTTAATTTAGTGCGCAACCCGTTGTTCTCGATCGATAGGTCAGCGATGTGTATCTGCGTAGCTTCTTCCGCTTCCTTTAGCTTGTACTCCTTTAGGCAATCCGGGCAAAGTTTATCAGGCGCGCCTCCGTACTTCCCTTGTACCCTGGTTAGCCGGGAAGGGTGGATGGCTTTCCCACACATGATACATTGTTCCCGTAAATCCTCCCTTAGCTTCTTCTCGACGTTCATCTGTCGCCTCCTTTCTTTATGTCTGCGATAGCCTTAGCGAAACTATCTAGCCCGTACTTGGCACGTATCAGCAAGGCGTCTTTATGCCTTTGGTCTTTCTTTTCCCAACATCTCGGACAGTAGGAGCCATCCGTTGCGGCATAGCGGGTACCACCATCTATTATCTCTTTCCCGCATTCAGTACATTTAATCATGATCTTTTAATTTAATTTAATTTATTTTATTCGGTAATTCCTGATATCTCCCTGTCGAGCAGGGAACCCTCTACGCGTGCTTTCCCCGCCTCGAAATATTCTTTGTCTATCTCATACCCTATGAAAGACCTTTCCATGTTTACACACGCCACCCCCGTAGAAAAGCTTCCGGCGAAAGGGTCTAATACGATGTCTCCGGGGAACGTAGTAAGGGCTAACAACCTTTCCAGCAGTCTCACAGGCTTCTCCGTTGGGTGGATTCTTCCGGTTCTTTCGCTGCATATTCTGATTATACTTTTCTCTTTTGCCCCCTCCTTGACCATAACCGCGACGTTCATGCTCCTGTCCGAATTTTTAAGTCCTCCTTGTACGGTCACCTCACTAAAAGAAACAGATTCGGAGAATGTACGCTCATTCGATTCTAGGTAATTATTCAGGTCCTGTATAAATTCTGGTTTCTTGCACGCGCCCGCTATCCTCCTCAGGTCGCGCTTTATAGAACCAAAATCATCACCTCTGTACTCCGTATACGGGACCCTTGCAGGGTGGATCGTGCCTTCTATAGTATGAATCGATACTGTCTCATGGACACGGGACAAGGGTAACACGGGTGATGAAGGGGATATTTTGTCCCAGCATATTTCTTCCTTGAATTTAAAACCTAACTCGGACAGCATGAAATTCCATCTGTAAAAAGATGTGCCCCTCCCAAATAAAACTACGAAGCCCTTTGGCTTTATGACCCTCTTAAATTCGGAGAACAAGGCGTTTTCATCAAAATCTCGGTCCAGCCTATGCTTCAGATAAAGATACGGCGGGTCTGTGAGAATGCAGTCTATCGTATTGTCCGGGATCTTTTTAAGTCCCCTAACACAGTCCTCGTTAAACATATTAATCATGATCTTTTCTTTTTAGGGTTCGTTATACTTAGAATCTGCGCGGCTAGCAGCCTAGCCTCTAACACTGTCATCTCTACCAACGGAAGCCCGGCGCACCCTCTCCGCACTTTGATCTTTCCATCCTCGACGTATGCTTTCGCCCATTGGTTCGCTATCTCGTCCCGGCGTGCCCGCATCCTCTTTTGGGCTTCATCCATCCGTTCCAGTTGTTCCTTCATTGAAGTAACGTCGATGACACCCGTCCTGTCCGGGTGCTCCATCCGTTCCAGTTGTTCCTTCATTGGTGTAACCTCGATAACACCCGTCATGTCCCGTTTCAGCTGTTCCATCCGTTCCCACATTGGTGTAACATCGATAGGATTCCTTCGGTATTCCTGCCATTCATTGTATGCTTTCCGGTTGTCCTCCAACAGCCTGTACATTGCTTTCCTCGTTATGCTCCCGTTCCGATAGGCGTTGAGGATCTTCTCTTCCTTGTTCTTGTATTCTAGGAACGACATTCCCGTTTCCTCGAAATCTTTTGTAATATTCATTATATCCAAAGTTTTAGCCACTCGATACCGAGCGCGTTAATAATAACTATACGTAGCATCAAGCCAAACCATGCTCCGGCAACCGTCAGACCGAAGTCTATCCAGTCCCATTTTCCACCCCAAGCGCGATCCTTAAATTCCATTCCCGCCGCGCATCCCATTGTGAAAGCGAAGCCTGCGATGATGGCTACCAAGAAGCCGTAGAGTAAATGCTTCCATCGATTCGACCGCTTGAACCAGTTGATAAGCCCGCCTTTAGGCTTCCGGAACACGATATGGTGATCCTTGTAATTTCTTCCGTATGTGTGGGTAATGTCAGCCGTCACCGGATATTTCGCTCCGCACCATCCGTCCCCGGTTACGGAGCTTGTAGGTGATGCCATAGTGTTAACATACTGATACAGTTCTTTCTTTGATCTGAAGATCAAAACTTCTTTTTCTACTTTCATGGCTATTAATTATTTTCGGTTATTACTTTGATCATCTTCTTAATCTCTCCCTTACTCATCTGAATGGTGGCGGCGTACATCTCGGTCCTGCCTACTTCCCAACCACCCATCATAGATCCCATCCACCGGGCTACGTTCTCCGTGGGATTGTTAAGGGCTACTGATTCACCACCCTTGCCCTTATAGTCCACCATCGACTGGAGGATCGCCGTTGCCTGTTCCTTGTCTCCTAGTGATACAATGAGTTCCATAGATATGTCTTGCTTGACTAGACCGCGAACCTCGAAGGTATTGCCCGCCTTGTAGAGTTTGAGAACGCCCATGCGGTATGAACCGATTTTCTCCGGCTTCGCGGATTCTTTGATCTGAGAGAATGAACTAGCTGCGAAGGCAGCGATTAAAACGATAAATGCTAATGTAAACTTTTTCATGATTCTTTGTTTTTTAAATGACTAATTATTTTACGTAGATCATATAATAATCTACTCCGTTCATTTTCACTTTTCCGTAGGTTGCTCCGGATGCCTCTACCATTGCTGAACCGCGGGCCGCAAACTCTTTGTTAGTTAACAATACCTCTATTGTTCCGAAAGCTACTTTATTTTCGTCTCTCAATTCGATTGTAAATTTCTGTTTCATAATCTTTATTATTTAATTGTTACTACTTGTTTAACTTTGATGTAACAAATATACGGCAAACTTCCGAATCTTCCAAATTTTGACAAAAGTATTAACGTTGATTAACGAATATACTTCGAAACAATCTCTTTGATAGCATCTATTAACTTATTCTGTGTATCGGACTTCCCTTGTATGGCGTCTACCACCCGCTCGTCTATCGTACCCTTAGCACACAGGTGGTGGATGAACACTGGCTTCGTCTGTCCCTGCCGCCACAGCCGGGCGTTGAACTGTTGGTATAACTCTAGGTTCCAAGTTACGCCGAACCAAATGATGTTGTTCCCGCCCTTCTGAAGGTTCAAGCCGTGACCCACAGAGGCAGGGTGGGCTATCAGTACCTTTATCTTTCCGGCGTTCCAGTCACGCATGATCTGTGTGCCGTCCCCTTTCGAGTCGCCGCCTATGCGAACGGGCTTCAACTTGGCCAGGGCTTTCTCGATACGCACAGCCTCGTGGCGGAAGTTGTAAGCGATAAGAACCGGAGCACCGTTAAGGGATTCCGCCATCTCGCACAGGGATTCAATCTTTGCCTCGCTTACTTGATGGATGTTCCGCTCAGCGTCATACACTGCGCCGCCCGCGAATTGCAGCAGCTTGTTCGACAGCGCGGCGGCGGACAGCGCCGTGATCTCCGTTTCGTCTCCATCGGCGAACATGGAAAGTATCTGCTCCTTCTCGAATTCCTTGTACATAGCCGCCTCCTTCGGTGACAGCGTAACCTTGTCATATATGTAATTCACTTCCGGCATATCCAAGTAGTCAACCGCTTTCATCGATAGGGTGATGTCGGCTATCTTATCGGATAGTACCTGCTCGGTGTTCTCGCGTGGCCTATAGTTAAAGACTATCCCGCCATTCTGAGCACCCGGTTTAAAGTAGTTAGCCCTGTAATCGGTGATAGATTTCCCTAGACGCGCGCCACCGTCTATGACGAACATCTGTGCCCACAGGTCTATAAGACCGTTAGGCGCGGGCGTACCCGTCAGACCGATAATGCGGTTGGCATGGCGGCGTATCTTCTTCATGGCTTTAAAGCGTTCAGAGGCGTGATTCTTGAATGATGATAGTTCATCCACTACGATGCAGTCGTAAGGGACCTTAACGCCTCCGAAGTGTTCCAGTAGCCATACTAGGTTATCCCTTCCTATCGTGTAGACGTCCGCGTCCGCGTGGGCTGCGGCTACCCGCTGCTTCGGGGTCCCGGCTATCACAGATATGCGAAGGTTACGGAGGTGCGACCAATTTTCGATTTCGTCTCCCCACGTCACTTCCGATACTCGTTTAGGCGCAACGATGAGCACCTTCGTTACTTCGAAATACTCGATAAGATCGGCAACCGCCGTTAAGGTGGTCACCGTCTTTCCCAGTCCCATATCAAGGAATAGAGCGCATTCCGGATTATTCTTGATGTGCTCTATTCCCTGAACTTGGTATTTATGTAACTGATTCCTGTTTAGCATTTCTCTAGGTTTTCGATATATGCATACCACAATCGAACTCCTCCTGCCACGTCCGCGATTACATGGTCTTCGAGGTCCAATTCGTTTAACCCCCAACCCCTGTCTAGAGACGTTTCTGGCAGCGCCACGATAACGGCGGGGTCCCCTAAACCATCTTTATCCGTGTACCCCACTACGGTTACTTCTTTGTCCGCGAACGCCCCCGATTTAAGTGTGAACCGTGTTCCTAAGCAGCGGGTAGTAAATGCTTTTACTTCTTCTAATTTGTAATTCATAACTCTTATTTATTTAAATATTAAACACCCCAATGTCTATCTTGTAACTTCTCGAATAAGTCGTCTAAGGTCCACCGTTCCGGGAACAACTTGATAAGTGCCTCAACTGTTTCTAACAGGTCCGGCCTAACACAATCAGTTCCTAACAAGTCGGCGATAGCGTGATACTCGTTACCTTTGTATATCTCTGCTCGGTATGTTTCCTTCAATTCGTCCCCTCCCTGTGTCAGACAAGCATCTTCCATATTTCCCAAGCCGCGGCGGGAATACTCAGCGCGGACGATCCTGTCGGGAATCTCAGTGAGAAGGAATTGTTTCAGATTGTCGGGAAGCGCGCCTATCGCTTCCCCTATCATGTAACCATCTGCCGGAGTATTGTTCGCCATCTTTGTTACGTTATCCACGAACAACTTTATCCGGTCCTCTTTTAATTTCTTATAAAAGTCTACTGCCATGGTTACTTACATTCTAAAGTTATTGTACCTATGAACGGCTCAAAGTCTTTTGTGGTAAAAACGAACCCAAATTCATTTACTTCGTGGTCAACATATCTACCCTTATCTAAAACCACCCCGTCGAAGAATTTACCCCCTTCGGTTGAGCTTACCACTAGGACAACCCCGCCGTATTTAATACTCTTAACTACATCTCCCGGATTTACTGTTTCTAAACCTTTTTCGATCTCTGTTGATACTTTAATTTTTGTTGCCATAATTATAATTTTTTAAATTCTTGATTCTGTTTTCTCAAAACTTGGTTCACCCGGCGGCGGGCATACTCTACGATGTCCCGGCTTAAGTCCGGATCGAACTGAACGCCGAACGTTCGGTGCTCTCCTTCCTCGTTGACAAAGTATATTGCGATTCCTTCGAACCGCTCACTCTCTAGCCATGACGTTAATTCTTTCGTGGATTCCTCGTTATGTTCGATTTCCTCGTTCAACTGTGAGGCGCGAAGGTATTGATCCTTTTCCATATTACAAAATTTCTTTTAATATATCCTCAATCCGCTTATTATAGTCTCTTCGCACTATCTCCTTAATCGCATTATACGCGGTTGGAGCGTCTTTGAACTGATCATACCTGAACTTAAAATTCATTTTCTCCTTGCCTATCTTGACAGTTATAAGCACTTCCTCGGGGTAAAAAATGAGCTGCGTCCTGTCCCAAGACATTGGCTTCCGTCTAGTTAACACCAAAGAATCTAGCTTAATAAAGCCGATCGCGATAAAATGCTGCATAAATTCTGTTCTACTTTCCATAATGTTTATTAGTTAGTTAATTGTTTAATTAATCCTTTAATCTCTTCATAGCTTTCTACGCTGTCCACCACATACACGAGGAATCCGAGTGCCTGTATCTTTGCATGAATGTAGCTCTGAATCTTGGTGGGCTTCTTTCCGGTGCTTTTGAATTCTACGAAAACCACAAAACCGCCGGGCAAAAGAAACATCCTGTCGGGTAAACCCTTGATGAACTGGGACAGCAGCTTAACCGCCATCCCCCCGCTTTCCTCCACGAACTTTGATAGCTCGCGTTCAAATACCTTCTCACTAGTCTCGTCCTTCTTCATGGCTTTTGTTCTTTTGGTAATCAACAGGCATTGTTAAGGTTTGATGTTGGAAACGTTTGTTGAACGCTGCTACGTCCCTACCTATTTTCTTGTACCGGGCGCGCACTTTGTCCGCGTCTTCTTTCGAGTAACATACGCCGCCTGCGATGGTACGGAACATTCCGTCATTTCCCAGCTCCTGAACTAAGTACCCTGTTACCTCGGAACAATTAACTAAGGCCTTACTTTTCTTGATTCTCGTCTTCATCTTCTTTTACTGTATAAGTTAATAACACCCGGTCACACCGGAATAATTGTTTCACATCAGCCTTAAATTCCTCGGCGGTTAGTCTTTCCACCTCTATGGGCGTCCGGGTAATGGCCTCCTTTGAATCCCCTTTGACGAGGATAATTTTCTCTACTATTAGCATAAGAGTAATATATAAGCGGTTATTAGAATGCAAATTACTACAAATTTGATAATGTTGATTGTTGTTTTCATGTTCTTTTTATTTAATTGGTTTCTTATTTCGATGTGACAAATGTACGGCGAATTTCCGAAACTTCCAAATTTTGACAAAAGGCTTAACATTGTTTAACGATACAATAAAAAACCACCCTAGCAGAGCCTTCTCGGCGGTGCTAGGGCGGAAAAAATGTGAAAAAGCATTCGACAAAATTAGTTTCATGCCGGGAACCGCTGCCCCCGTGTTGTATGAAGTGAATTATATCTCAATGGTGACGCAAAGATAATCCTTTATTTGGAATCCGCCTCACGAACGCGCACGAATGTTGTTTGTTTCCCATAACATTTCACATATCTCTGTCCCACGGGCTTGAATCCCAACCGTTTCATTATGTTCGACATTTGACGGGCACGAGCCGAATTGAAATCGGTACGCTTGTTTCCGAGGCAGTCTACCCATATCTCAAAGGTGCAGAAATCATCCCTTATCTCCGTCCCTTCCACGTATACCCCCGTACGGTCCGCGAAATCTCTACGATCCGCGTAGCAGAGATCAAACCAGTCGGCCGGGAACTTCCGGTTAACGTAATCATAAACCAATCCTTCCATTGGGTCACGTTCGGTGTATTCTTCGCGCTTTCCCACTGCGATGGCTTCCGCTTCCGGTGACAGTATCAACGATTCGCCGGAACGATACAGTTCCACGGCTTCCGCCCATAACTGGTTAACAATCTCGGCGAATTCATCTTCCCGTTTCGGATTCGTTATGATGTCCGCGGCGGGTGTCCATTCAACAGCCACGGGGAAGAAACGGCGGTTCCCTGTGGGGTCTTTTAAGAAGTCGTCTTGGTTCGTGGACCCGAAGAAAACACATTGTCTTTTGTGCGTCTTGATGCGCTTGGCGTATGCAGCCCGATACGTATCCTCGGTCTTTGAGATGAAGTTCTTCATCACCTCGATGTCAGTTTTCTTAAGGGCTGATAACTCGGCGAGTTCCACTAGCCACGACTTTTGAAGGGCTTCATAAGCCTTTTGCCCTTCCATAGAGATAAGGGAATCATTGAACCATCCTTTAGATAGTTTCTGAATCAGCGTTGACTTTCCCGCGCCCTGCTGCGATACCATAATAAACGCCGTATCGAACTTAGTTCCCGGCTTGAACATACGGGCAACCGCTGCAACCATCATTTTCCGGAACGCCTCGCTGACGTAGATGTTATCTTCCGATCCCATGTAGGTAGTCATAAACTTATCTAGTCTAGGTTCGAAATCCCATTCCAGTGAATTAAGATAATCCTTAATCGGGTGGAATGCGTTATCAAGTGCTACCTTCTCAATGATCGCATTCATCTTGTCCTTGTTATATATTTTATGCAGTCTTTCGATGCGGGTAGATATGATGGCTACGCCTGTATCGTCTAGAAGGTCGCCACGCTTTTTGGTCTTATCGAAATATGGTGAGCGGGTATAAACCACCACGTCTTGAAAAAGGTCGTAGGCTATCAACTTGTTAAGCAATGGGTCTGATTTAAACGCGTTCTCAAAGTTAATCGTAGTAACGGTCTTGTTACCTTTCGAATCTATGTCCCACTCTATCACCTCTTCATCCTCTACTTCGGCTTTCGCCTCGTCCGGAATTTCTTCGAAGTCACTGAGATAGTCCTCCACCTTCACCATCTCGTGTACCACGTCCTCGTCCGCTTGCATTAACCTCACCATCTCCGCTTCACTCTCTTTCTTGCCGAGATGCCCGTACAGGTGGACGCGTACCAAATCATAAGCGTTGTATGTGTGTCCGTCTCCGATAGGGTCGGTGGAATGGTGGGAATATGCAAACATGTTATCATACACTACCATCCCGGCGGCGGATGTTCCACCTTTATATGTGTAGCGGTCGTTACTTTCATCCTCATAAACGTCAGACAAGTACTTTTCGATAGCCGATTGAATGGTGTAGACGCGGCAAAATGCACCGATCATTCCCGGTTTAGTCGTGGGGTCTGCCGAAGCCTTCACCAGTCCGCGCACTTCCACATCCTCGGAGTCAGCGAAAGCCCACAGGCGCACATCTTGCCACGCTTCACCGTCTCCGTAGAGGCTGAGAATATAGTCAACGTCCAAAGGTTCCCCCTTCTGAGTCTCAAAGTAGAATGGTTGGTCGGAAGACAGGGTAGCCCAAAACATTAGACGTTCCGCCTGAAAGGTAGTGGTGTCAAACAGTTCGATACCCATCACTTCGGCGACCTTACGAGAAGCCGCTTCATATTCTTCACGTGATTCGATTTCCCGGTTTAACGGGATGATAAGACGGTAACGGCGTTTACCCGGTCTGTCCGAGCGCGTGCCATAAATAGCAGCCGCACAATCGAATTTCATCGAGAAATCGAAGAAGAAATCGTCTGTACCGAAGTCTACATCTAAAGTGATCAGCGAACGGGAGGTAACGGCATTCTTCGTGCGGCGACCACCGGAAAGCGTTCCGCCTACGAATCCGCCCTTGTCTTTGCGGATAGCCTTTTCTGTCTTTGCCAGTAGGTCGTACTCCCGTGTGGTCTCGGTGTCGCGTTTAGGCGTTCCGAGAATCTCCACAAGTTCGTCCCACGTATATGACTTCCTTTTCCAATTCGTTGAACGAGCACCACCACCTACTGAGATATTGTATTTTTCCATTTCTGTAAATTATTTCTTGTAAAAGTAACTTTCAAATCCTTCCGCGTTCAATGGTATGTCGAAGACCTTTGCCCATTCCGGTAATATACACATAGCGGTACACACTTCATCCAGTGATTCGCCGCCATCTTCCAATACTTCGTCTATCAATTCATCATGAACGTGTCCCACGATTCCGGAATCGCCGGGTTGCAAAGATAGTACGTTTTTCAATGCGGATGCTAACAGGTCGCGCGAAACTGCTTGAGTTAAATTCTCCGTCAGCTTTCCTCCGTACGTGTCCAGTTCGCACCAACTTCCCGCCGGACGACCTTTATCAGCCGTTCCTGCTACGCCGTAATAGCATACGGCTTCTACGTCTTTGCTGTCCCCGTTGGCGTACCGGATAGTCTTATTCTTAATCGAGGCGAAAGGGTAATGAAGCGACCGACCCGAAGGAAGGCGCATCGCCATCGTGTTGAACTGAGGAATCCAGTAAAAGGTGCAGATGGTTCTTCCGCCGATTACAACCGGAACTTCCCGTTTCGCCATGATAGCCCGTTTCGCTGAGTTTTCCAATTCGCGCCACAACTTCACGATATTTGGTGAAGCGTCCCGCCATCGAAGGATAATATCTTTAATCTCATCCTCCGGAATGGCTCCTTTCTTGTCCATCGTCTTGATAGCACCCACCCATCCGCCATACCCTAGGGCTAGCTCGGTTACCTTTCCCTGCTGACGGTATGGCGAATGCTTGTCAATGCTAGCCTCGTCCAGTCCGAAGGTACGCGCGGCGGAAGTTATGTAGATGTCACCGCCTCGGCGGAAAGTGTCAATACGCCATTGCTCATTAGCTAGGCAAGCGATTACACGGGCTTCGATGGCCGAGAAGTCGGCAACCTTGAACTTGTACCCCTTGCGGGCAATGAACGCCGTGCGGAGAAGCTGAGACAGCAAAGAAGGGATGTTATCGTACATTAGGATGAGGTCATCCAGTCCAAAGTTCTTCACGTCCTCGCGAGCGGCTTCCAACTCCTCGTCTGTATCGAAATAACTTTTAGTAAGGTTCTGCATCTGAACCATGCGACCCGCCCACCGCCCTGTACGGTTCGCGCCATAAAAACGGTATAACCCCTTCACTGTGCCGTCTCTGCATACGCAATCTAACATCGCACCGAACTTCGCTACAGATGTCTTGTAAGCGATCTTCCGGGCTGCTAGGACGCGGGTAACGTCTTCATTATCGCATTCCTTGATTATCCCGTCTATCGTGTCTTTGTTGATAGAGTCGAACCGCTTTCCGGTCATCGCGAATATGAACTCGTTTATCGGCTTGGATGACTTAAGAGACGTGATACCATACTTTTCGTGTACCTTTGCGTTTAAGACAGCCATGTAGTTATCAAAGAGGGTCTTTGCCTTCGAAGCCAAATGAATGTCTATCCGGCAACCTCTATCGTTGATGGCTTGATCAATCGCGTAATTTTCAATCTCGGAGGCAGGGATCTCGATATGTCTTAGCTTAGCTTCGATCTCGCGCTCCGAAAGAATGTCATATTTCAGATACTTCTTGAAATCTTCCCATTTTTCCGGGTATTCTTCCGGGTAAATGCGCTTGCCGTCTCTCTGAGGGACGCAGAATAACTTGATAAGGTTCAGACCCGTGTCTAACTTTCCGTCAGTCAGCTTCATAGCCTGTGACACCTTCCCCAACGATTCGGGGAAGCCCGCATACAGGGACAGGGTAGCGGTACATCTGAATTTGCTAGCGGGTATATCGTAGCCGTACGCACGCAAGCAAAGACGCTCAAACGTAGCATTGTGGGCATATATGAGAGTATCCGGTTCTTGTACTAGGTTAAAGAATTGTTGCGGGTCGTCGAACTTGGTAAGGTCCACGCACTGGAAAGGTCCATCGTCAATGGCGTAGCCTATCAGAAGAATTTCGAAATTATCCGATTCGGTGTATTTGTACATACCGCCCTTCTTGATGTCTACGTCTGAGTATGTTTCAAAATCAATAAATACTTTTCTCATTGTTCACTTCTTTTTATTTTATTAAAAATGGCGGCACGCTTCTACTCATGCCGCCATTGCACACCTGTTACTTATTGATATAATAAAATGGATTAAATAAAATATGTAGGAATCTTTGTGTCCGGCGTTCCCTGTTCCGGTTTATTAATTAGTTAGTCGAAGATCGGATCGTCGTCCGCACCCGATTCATCATCGAAGTCGTCTTCCACGTTTCCTGCGCCGCCTCCGAAGGCTTCATCGTCTTTGACTTTCTGCAAACCATTCAGACCGAATGTGATTCCCTTTCCTCCGGCGTTATCGTAGACGTATGCGTCAATCGAAGCTACCCCCCATGAACCGGAATAAATATCCTCTTTTCGTGTGATAGGCTGTTTGAACTTGTCAATAACCAATGGCTGTCCGTCTTCTTCTTTTCGGTAAGCGGATATTTTAAAGTGGCCGAATTCTTCGCTATATGCCGAATCGTCACCGTCCTTGATAGGATTCCACTTTTCGCCCGCCGCACCTGTTTTCGGAACTACGAATTTCGGATGTTCTGCTACATATTCGTCCTGCAAGTCTTTAATTGCGCTTCGTACTTTGTTAACTAATTCCTTATCAGATTTCGGAAGGAGCAAAGTAACTTCGTATCTTGCTTTTCCGGAGTTGAACGCGTCTCTCGGTTCGAATACTCTTACCCATGTAAATCTCACATTTTTTAAAACTAATTTTTTTCCCATAATCGTAAATTTTTAAATTTGTTGTTATTACTATTTCTTTAAGACTTTGCAAATCTACGGATACTTTCTGAAACTTCCAAATTTTGACAAAAGTCTTAACATTGATTAACCTTCTATATCGAAGTCGCTTGCAGTATCACGTTCGTAGTCCTTTCCGGGGTGGCTGTCCGGGACCAGTTTAGGCGCTCCGGGCTGAGACTTCACATACTCGCCTATCTCAGCAGCGAATACTTTCTTTCCCATTAACTTTTCTAGGTCCGTGATACCTTTCAATGAGATGTTCAGTACTTCGTCCTCTAGGTAGGTATTTAAGAGCTTGTCACGCACACTGTCCGGGTCAACGATCTTCCGGGCGCTTCGTCCTTCAACTAACTTGTAACCGTCCCATTTCTTGCCCTTCATGGCTTCGATGTAGGCGTATTGGTTGATGGATTCAAGCCACGACTTGTATCTGTCGATCTTGCCGATCATCTCAACTATTTCCTCATCCGTCATTATCAGCGTATCGGGGTGATCTTCGAAGTCTTTGATAATCTCGTTCTTCTGTGCCCGGCAAGTCGCCTTAACAGGACAGAACTGACACCACGAACCTACCACCTGTTCACCCTTTCCTTCGTATGCTAGCTTAGCTTTCGGTCTTAAGACTTTCTCAGCCCAGTCGAGTAAATCCCTTACGTCTACCTCGATCGTCTCAAAATGATTCAATCTAGGCTGCGCTACGGACATCCGGATACGCTTCACCTTTGGACCGCCAAACTTGGCTAGCACCCCTAAAGCGTACATTTTGAACTGCGGGCTTTCCGCCGGAACCTTCACCCCTTTTCCATACTTTAGGTCAATGATATGCACTATGTGCTCGGATATCAAGGAAACGTCAGCGCTTCCGAAAGATTCGGGTGCGTATTTGGAGATGTCCAACTTTTCCTCTAGGTACGTAGCGACTGAACCGCCGAAGGGTCCTTTTTGCATCTCGTAAAATTCGCCTGTAACGAAGATGACGTATTCGCCGATAGCATCTCTCATTTCCTCGGAATAGTACTTGTTTGAGGCGATGTTCTCCGGAACGGGTAATTCATCACATTCGGGGTAGAACGTTCCGTATATCCAACTTTTCAATGCGTATTCAGCCAATTCGTGGGCTGTCGTACCTTCTTCCGCATATTCGCTCGTCCTGCTTCCCGCCGCGTCGGCCAGGCGGGCAGACGGGGTGCAATTAAGCCACCTTTCGGAAGATGAAGGGGACAGTATCGCGTGCCCCCTTTCTGAATGGTTTATTACTTCTTGCATAAGTCGTAGAAATTATTGTAATCCTGCTTTTTCAACGTTGAGAAGTTAGAGCACCCGCACGCTTCGAAAGCTTCCGCAATCACTTTGCGCTTGTTAGCGGCGATCAATTCACGGGCAACGTTACGGAGCATCTCAATCGTGATCTCTTCCTCTTCCGGAGCTTCCTCTTCCGGAGCTTTCTCTTCCGGTTCTTCCTGTGGCTTGATGGCTTCGGCTTTCTCGGTCTCTTCCGCCGCCTCTTCTTCTTTCTCAGCCTCAGCGATAGCGGATATCAGCAAACCGCGCAACTTGGCGTTCGTATTCTTTCCCGGTCTAGTGGTAGGGTCTATCCCAAACGTTTCAAGGGCTTCGATAAGAACAGGCGTAGGTACGTTTTTCATTTCGTCCTCGGTCATACTGATAACCGCTTCTACGGTGTATTCTTCCGATTCTTCCTTCACCTGTGTAGCTTCCGCCACCTTGTCAGCGAGCGCCTCGATTTTACTCTGCTGAGTATTCTCACCCCCGGCTATCTCAGCCTTCGCCATTGCGTCGGCGAAATCGATTACCTTCTCAGTCACGACGGGTTCCACCGCGGCGGGCTTTCCGGTGTTGACCACGCGTCCAGTTTCAAGATCGTTGTACTTCACTCCATGTTCCAGAACGGGTCTGTAAAATGCGGGGATTCCTTCGGCTGCATTATGTTCGTTCGCTAATGCGAACAGGAAATCCGATGCACATTTCAATTCACTTCCTCTACTGTCTCCGTCAATGCTAATTTCAATTTTCATAATTTTACTGTTTTTGATATGTTAAACACTTGTTAATAACTTCGTTTTCGTCTACGCGAATCTTTCCCTGTTGGTTCTTGTATTCGCTTAAATACCCCTGTCGTATCTTGTAACGGACAGCGTTCTCGGTCAAGCCCATTAGGTGGGCGGCTTCGCTGATTCGTATCAGCTTTGGTTTTACTACTTCATTCATATTAAAAATTTTTAGATTTGTGAAACGTACTCAAAAAATCTTTGTACGCCATCTCAACCGCTCCGGCGAATATGGACCTGTACCGCTCCGCTGTCGGATAGATGAACCCGCGAATTTTAAATTCAAATTCTTCTCCGCCGTCCTCTAGCGCTAGCTTCTCACGAAACAGCTCCTCCGTTGTCAGACGGAGCGGTGAACTAAACAGGTTATACACGTCTGTTGCCTTTAGCTGCGTGTTGATATGCAAGCGGGCTTCCTCGTAATAGAACCGTTCAAGCGCACAAAGATTAACTTTCTTCCCTCTCATTTGCTTCTCGGTTTAATCGTCTCAATCCGTAGGCTGCTCTTATCAGTCCTTTCTTGCCGTCTAGGAGGTCGGCGGCACGTTTGATTCGTAATTCGATGTTGCAAAGATAGGGCATTTATTTGAATCTACAATAAATTGGGCAAAAGATTTTCGGAGATTAACGTTTATTAGTGAATCGAAGGTAAAAAACGGACTTGGATAGATGGAATCACACATAACTTATTGAGTATCAAGGGTGATTTTTGAAATCGGCTAGATTAAAATGTGTTAAATCACACGTAAGTCGCTGCATACCAGTGATTTAGCTAAAAAGTGGATAGATAGATAGGTGATTCTCTATAAGTACGGAGAAAAGTGTGTGTTGTGATTGATAAATTATAATTACACCATTAAAATACACTACTAAGATTTTCTCCATGTATTATAGTGAAACATCTATCCATCTATCCATATTGAGCTAAATAGCTATATATGAGACGATTCCATGTGAAAGTTAAAAACCCTTCATCTATCCAACAGAATGTTAATCTACTGTAAATGAGCAACTTACATGGATAGATGTCTGGATAGGTGAAAGGTTTGTTAACACGAATTGCTATCTCAGAGATTACAATTCGGTACTAAATTGAACGTGAATCGTGTTTTTTGGATTCTGATTGGTAACCGTAGTTCGTATTTTGGGCTTCCCAATTCTAAAAAAGAGGAACCGTTTCTGCTTAACATGCGAAATAACATCGAGCGTATCCGTAGAACTAAATTCTAATTTAGTGGAATCCGGAGAAACTACGCCGCTTATTTTGTTCCAGTTATCGTTGTAACTGAATTTATACTGGTTCGGTACGTCTGTTTTCTCGGTTACTACCACCGTATCAACGCGGGTAACCGTTTCTATGGTGTGTGCCGCCTTAACGTCTCTTAACTTTATACGTAGATCATCTACCTGTTTTGTTAAACGACTGTTAAACAATTCCAGCTCGTCACGCTTCAGAGATAACGCTTGGACTGTCTCCGCATCCTTCCCCGCCTTCGTTTTGAACCGTACCGCCTCGCTATTGATCGCCTCGATGTTAGTATCCAGTCGCTCAATCTCTGCCTTCTGTCGCCCTACCTTATTATATAAGAAGCCTGTTACCGAGATAAGTAACAGGCACGCGATAATCAGGTATTTGTTCATGGTGTTATCACTACGTTCTTCATGAATGTGCCATATTCGGCGCGTACATCGTAGCAGGGGCACATCTTAATGAATTCGAATGGTTCGACTTCGCCGCTTCCGTTCTTGTCCGGTGAGGTATCCCTGTGACCCAGTAGCTCCACGATCGGGTAGCGTTTACATATGTCGTTAATCAGCTCGATAAGAGCCGACTTTTGTTCCGGTGTGCGGGTATCCTTTGCTTTCCCAGCCTTGTCAAGCCCGCCTACGTAGCAGATACCGATAGAGTGACGGTTATACGACTCCCTGCTGAACCCTTTCGTGTTGCAATGAGCACCTACCGCCGTTTCGTTCCTGCCCTTCTCGATTGTTCCATCCAGGCGGATGACATAGTGATAGCCTATTCCGTTGAATCCGCGCTGTTTGTGCATCGCGTCAATCTCTTTAGCTCCGATATCCTGCCCTTCTCTAGTGGCGCTACAATGGATAATTATAGCGTCCACCCTATTGCTGTTGTTTACCATCACCTTCCTCCCTCTGTTTAAAGTTAGTAATCGCTTTATTGACCTTGCCTGTCACGTATATAGATACGCCGAAAATTGATCCTGCATAAAGCAGGCATTGCGCAAAGAACCATAGTACCGAATCATGGATAATACCTAATGGTGTTACTAAGAACCCCGCTACCGTCAAGCCAGATCCCGCAATCAGCATTCCCACCGCCGTCCAAATTTGAACGTCCTCTTTAGTTTCCCTTTTCATTCCCTTGTAAGTTAAGTTATGAAGCATACTCTATAAGGTTTTACAGGATTACAACAGTCATTCTTGGATGGTGCTTGGGAGTTTCGGTATAGCTCGTATATGGCTTGGAAATCCTCTATAAAGGCATCTGCTTTCCCGCGTTCCTCCTCCCATCGCTTGTTCTTGTTATAATCGGGTAATATTACAGAGTTGCCGTATTGTTGAATTTTCAATCCCGTTGATGTACTTTTCTGATCCGCCGATTTAAGGTATCGAACGAACGCATAGTAACATAGGATAGTGGAAAGGGGCACGATATCGTAGATTTTTCCGTCTATATCAACATCTAACGAGTAGTTAGAATCAGTATCAGTCCCGGCGGGTGTATCGGTCAGACCCTTTCCGCCTCCTAGTTCTATCGGAACAGAGTTAAACGTATCACCGCAAAGAGCCGCCTTTATATCGAGCTTGTCTGCTTCTTGGATACACTTGTTTATCTCTGTGTCCTTCACGTCCGCGGCGATATCGAATATCTCGCGGAACTTCTTAAGTACCGGTACAAAATTACTCATTTCCTGTTGTATTTAAAGTGGCTACCGAACCGGATTCTTCCAGCTCATTATAAATCTCGCATAGTTCCGTTGGAACGTCCAGTGCGCGCGCGATTTCGCGGCTTAGCTTGCTGCGTAACTTCGTCACTGACCGGCGGTAAACCTTCTGCATCTCCTTAACGACTTCGCCCGAAGCGTTCGAAAACGAGATAAGGGAAGAATCTACTAACGGAATAGGTATATTATACGCCTGTGAAGCGATGTCCTTTTTCAACGGTTCGTTGTAGGCCTTATACAAATTAGCGTCTATCGGCGTACCCAGCTGGTCCACCTTAATAAACGGGCGTGACTGAGGCAACATAAGGTTATCATCGCGTACAAGCAATGCGGACCCTGCGCCCTGCGCGCCCATGATCTCCGTGAGACCCTTGACGAAGTTGTCCTGCTCTTCCTGCTCGGTGAAATCACCATGGGAAACGATGGAACACATATGGAATCCGCGTGTCAAGGTGCGCTCTACGTATGTACTGTTCATTGCTTCCGCCTGCATCTCGGATTGAACCGCATGGAACGGGGAAAGCGGATAGGGCTTCGTGGTGAAGAAGTTCATGTAAAGGAGTTGCCCGGGATGGTTTTCGATACCTCCGTACTCGATTACTTCGTTTGCAAAGTTGTCCGGGTCAAAAGCGGGGTACGTTACCGCCATCTTGTCAAGCACCGTTGACTTGATGTTCTGACGGTCCCAGTTATTAAATACCACATACTTGTGAATAACCGGATTAGTCAGGTAATCTTTATTAAGCCCGGCACGAACGTATTCGAAAGGAACTGGGTATATCATTTTAGGACGGTAATCACCGCCATACTGAACAATTACGGCACATCCCCTGAAACGTGCGACATCATAAGCAAGCATATTCAGAATGTCGTCCATGTTGTCGCCGTGGGCGTTCTTTATCTCGCCGAATTCACGGTTTTTGAACCCTTCGCACTCAATAGCTTCGCTCAGACGTTCCACGCTAAGAGACGCCGTTTTACTCGCGTAGATAAGTTCCGATATAATTTGGGGATACAGGTTGCCATCCCCGTATCCCACAATTTTCTCGGAAACTCTAGCGTTAACTTTGAGCGCTCTATCTACTATTACATTTACTTTCTTGTGAGCTATCATCTTAACGTTTCTTTAAAAGTTTATCCTAATTCTGCTAATTCCTCGTCTACCGACTTCTCCGGATTTTCAACCGGTGCTTCCGGTTCCGGATTTTCAACCGGTGCTTCCGGTTCCGGTTCCGGTTCAGGTTCCGGTT